CTTTGATTTATTTCTTGTATAAGTTCTAATGAGCCACCCCAACTACCGTCTTTAGTTAATTGCAGTATTTCACTAGGTGTATATAAACCTGTGTTTTGTTTCACATTATTTGGTTGTTCTCCGATATAACTCATTAAGATCCTCTTAAGTTTGTTTTAAATATGCAACATTATATTCACAAGAACTTGCAGAACTGCAAAGACCTTGAAGCTTATCGCCAGTCTCTAAAACAATTTTAGAGGAGAGGTCGATTGTTGTGCCAAATGGAAGAGAGACATCATTTAAGATGTGCCTTAAAGTTCCTCCAGATTTGATCACACTTAGATCAACAGTGACATCTGCTGAACTTGAATTAACATTGGATAAATATATTCCGATTATTGTTTCAGTCGTGGATGAAGCTACTGCATTAAGGACATCGCCTGTGCTTGTTGCTAAAACTCCACTTTCGCTGTGCAAAGTATCGCTCATATTTTATTTCTCCTAACTTAATGCAATCACTAAACCAAGACTCACTCCAGCTGAAGCGATTTGGTTTGGATTGACTTTATAAACTGTGCCATCAGTGGCATCTTCTAAAACTAAAAGATCATTAGCAAGATCAACTGTGATTCCAGAGCCACTTGTCAGATTGCTTGGATCAACAGAGATATTAAGATCTCCAGATGCACCACCACCAGCGAGACCAGAGTTTGTGACTGTATTAACAGCAGTTATGTCACCAAGTGACACAATGTCCGAGATCAATGCTTTCTTTGTTGATCCATCAGTCACATCTTCAATGACAAGATAGTCAGTTGAGACAGCTGTTGCAGTAGCCAAGTTGTTGGCATCAATCAACAAAGTTGTTGTTGAAGCCCCAGATGAAGTCGCAGTTCCACCAGAGAGTCCAGAGTTTGAGTTTGTGTTGATAGTCACAGCTGTGATGTCTGCGTTTCCAAGTAGCAATGTCCAAGCTGAAGAGTCAGCATCCCATCGATAATATAATTCTGTATCCTGAGCAAAAGCGATCTGACCATCTACTGGTGTAGATATTGCAGATGTTAATGCTGAAAGCGATGCAAATGAATAAACTGCCGAGTTCACAAGCTCTTGAAAAGCGTTTGTATCGATCAGATCACCAGTTGCCCAGTTTCCTTTATAAGCCATTTATTTCTCCTATTCCTACCAAGCTAAGTTGGTGGATTCATTTAATCTTGATGAACCTAACACCCAAGCTCCAACTTCTGATCCAGAAGAGGTTCTGAGTTGCCAAGTCCAAGTTTGGTTGACAGCATTGACTGAGTGACTAACGCGATCAAGATGAACATCAAAGTCCATAATGGTCGAGACAGTTGTCGGCACTTTGATAGTGATCTTGTCTCCAAGTTCTCTTATCAATACTTGATTCCACAGTGAGGTGTTAGCTAGGGGATTAACAATTAAACCCTCTATTCTGACACCTGTGTTTGAAAATTGTGCAAGTCTCTGCTCTGCAATTGCCAAAGCATCTGCGTCCGAGACATTTAATGTGTTAGAGAGTGAGTCCTGCCTTGCTCCAAACTTAGCAATTGAGCTTGTATCTTGAAGAACTTGTTCAGTTCCTCCATCTCTAGTCACTGATATAATATTTAAAATCTTTGAGTCATCTAATGTTGTGATCACATCGCTAAAAGGAAGCTCACCAACGCCATTCCCAAAAGTTGCTTGTGAAGTGAACTGTTGTGTTCTTTTAAAGTTTCGATCTCGAAAAGTTGCTTTTCCATTTGATGAGATATAAAACTGACCTTGTTCTGCTGTCTCAACATCTTTCATTGCAGTCAAAAGATTTGTGTCAACAGTTTGTCCAGCTTGAACTTGCAAGTCACCAGTTGAGATCTGTCGATCAGTTGATGACCAACCAAAAGCATCTAAGAGTCTTGATATCCTTGCAGATGATAATTCCTGTTGATCAACATAACCAAGTCTGGTTGATTGACCTAAATTAGAAAATCCAGCTGATCCGAGTTTCCAACCTCTTGCCCCAATAGTGTTAAGGTTAAAGATCTTAAAAGCATCCACACAGTTTATGCGAACACTTGAGTCAGCACCTTGTCCACCAAAAGATTCTGGATAGCTCTGAATAAATCCACGAAATAAAACTGTGGTCGTTCCATCATAAGCACCAGAAATCTTCACTTGTCTGAAAGGACTAATCTTAGACTCTCCAGCAGTTGCATCATAATAAGGTGAACTTGTATTCAGTGGATTAAACCGATCATCTGCATTGTCTAAAACTACCGAGGCAGTTCCAGTCTGATAGTCAGCAAGATCGTGCTGTCTTCCTCTATCAATACTAAATTCTCTTATATAAGCAGAGACATCTGAGAAAGTCTGTGAAGTAGCAAAGGGATCAGAATCAAAAGCAATTTCAACAGTGAGATTAACATCAGAGTTGAAAGCTACGCTCATAACAGAACTCTTTTGCCTTGCTTCTGCAATTGAATGATTGCATCCTGTGTCACAGTCTCAAATCTCTCTGATCCAATGTTTAAAGTTGTGAAAATCTTAATTGGTTGGGGAGTAGATCCACCACCACCAGCATCAGCACCAGATCCAACATTTCCTGTCTCTGGAGAATTGCTATCGCCAAAAGTAGGAGTTGAAATTGGAGGTGTTGATCCACCATTTGATCCACCATCTGGAGCAGAGAATGAACTTTCTGTCAGACCAGCATTAGAAAATGCCTGTTCTATTTCTGAGATCTTTCTTCCTGTTAATAAGGCGATCTCTTCTAAGGTCTTCTTAAAAGTCCCAGCTTCAAATGATCCGAAAGCTTTTTCTAATTCTTTAACAGCAAGAGCTTCAGTGAGTATGTTGTCAGCACTGATCTTTGTAGCTTCAGCAAGATCTTTCTTAGCTTGGATCTGATCTTCTCTCGCTTGTTTTTGATCCTCGATAGCATCAGTGAGATCATCTTCTGCTTTCTCAACAGATCTAACAGCATCGAAATAAGCATCAGACTGAGCAGTTGCTTCTTTCTCTAACTCAATGAGTTCCTCTTTAGCGAGGATGAGTTCGAGTTCCATCTCTCTTGATCCATCTTGAGCATCAGTCAGCTCTTCGATAGATTTCTTTAATTGTATAATTGCCAACTCTTCTTGAGCTGTGACATCAGTTCCATCAGCTTGAAGCTGTGTGACTTTATCTTGTGTCTGAGCAAGAAGTTGCTGTGCCTTAGCAACTTGAATGTTTGATTCCTCAAGATCACCAGTTGCTTCATCAAGTCGTTCTTGTTCTCTCTTGCCTCGCTCTTGCAAACTAGTGAGAGACTTAATAGATGACAGAGCTTTTTGAATTGATCCAGTGTATTTCTGGAACTCTACTGCACCAAATTGCAATTCTTTAACTTGATCATCAACTGCATCAGTTTGATCCTCAGTTGCATCAGTTAGATCCTCAGTGGCATCTTTTAGATCACCAGTGACAGTTTTTGACTTTGTATAACGATCAATCATTTTCTGTCGAGTATCATTTGCCTTTTTAGTTTCAGCATTATCTGATCTTATGCCATTAGCTAGATCGTTCAGTCCATCTAAGAATCCACCAGCTCCATCAGTCACATCTCCAAAGAGTTTTGCGAGAATCTTATTGTTTTTTATAAATTCAACTATTCGAGATATTGCTTCTCCTAAGATCACGCCAATATCTTTGAAAGCTTGAAATCCTTTTTGTAGTCCTTTGAGTATGTCAGATCCAAATTGATCCATGAACTCTTTGACTGCCTTAACTCCATTGTTAAACATCTCAATCATTCTTGGCAGAACTTTGTCTGCGAATGATGATAAGACTGGGAGTAGTTCGTTGACAGTAGGCATCAAAGCTCCACCCATCACAGTTGCAGTCTCTCTCAGTTCAGCTTTTAATCTTCTCTGTGTGTTTGCAAAACCATCTGATGTATTATCTAGATCGCCAATTGCATCTGATGATCTCTCTTGAATAAGAGTCAAAGTAGCTGTTGCACGATCCATTGCAGTTAATTCAGAGACAGCATTCTTGTTGGTCATTGTCAAAGCTTTTTGATCAAGCTCTGTCTGATTGATAACAATACCGAGTTGCTTCAAGCCCTCTCGTTCACCTGTTAATGATTTAGTGATACGATCAAGCACATCTGATGGATCTATATTTCTAAGAGATCCAATGTCACCAGAAAGAATTGCTACTTGTTTAGAGAAGTCAGCTGATGCCTCAGCACTTGCTCCCATACCATTAACAACGCCACCAGTGAAAGAAAGTAGTTGTTGCAGTTCAGCTGTGGTGAAACCTGCTTTGGTTGAGAACTCATCGACAAAACTGTTAAGACCTTGAGATGCTTTTTTAAATGTGACATCAAATGCGTTGGCACTCTCTTCACTATCAGATGCAAGATCTACTAATTTGGAGGATATAACTCCGACTGATCCTGCCATTGCAGTTCCTAAGAGACCAACTTTCGCCATCCCTTTTCCTAGAGTCTTAAGACCTCCACTTGCCTTTGCTCCTACTGATCCGATTTTATCAAACTGCCTAATTGCTCTTTTTTGTCCAGCTTCTAATGGAGCTGTATCCAAAGCAATAGCGACATTAATTTGACTGTTCTTAGCCATTTTTATTCCTTATAAATTCATCGAGTTGTTCAAGATATTCATTGATCTCTCCAATAGTGAGAAGATCCATTTCCCAAGGTCGTATTCCGAAAAAGTGACTGAGAGCTGGAAGATGCTTCCGATAAACTCTCCTTAGTCTTTTGGGATTTCTTGATCCAGTTCCTCTTGTGTTTTAACTGATTCAATGGTGAGCTGTGCCAATATGTCCTCATATTTGACTGTCTTGTCTTCTCTTTTTGCAAAGATCAGCACAATAGATGCAAGAGCTTCAAAATCCATCATTGATGTCTGTGCAATTGCTTCCATTGAATTAAGACCAGTGATCTTCTTGATCTCTCGCCATTCGATCCCAGTTATATCTGAATAATCTAAAAGATATTGTTTATCTTTGATCACGATAACTGGAAGATTGTTGTCCTCATCTGCCATTTATTCTCCTCTTAAGTTTTTCCACCAAATTTTCTTGATGATCCTTTTGCTGAAGCTTTGCCATATAGAGCGAAAACAAGTTTGTTCAGTCTTCTGACATAATCTCTCTGCATTTCTGGAAGTCGATCTCTCACCGATGGGAAAATGAAATATCCTTTTGGTTTCATCGGTTTATATAGTTTTCGACCTCTTCTAAAAGCTCCTCCATAGGGATTAAATCCACCGAACTCTTGGAGTCGTGCATAAGTCACTCTTTTGTTATAACCAACTCGGAACGATGCTCCTTGTTTGGTCTTTGTTGCTCTAACTGATGCAACTAACTTGCCAGAGTCCTTTGGTAGAACTTTCCTAACATCTTTGGCGACATTCTCGCCAAATTGAAAGTTAAATTGTTTATAAATCTTCACAGCATCAGATCCGAGAAGCTCGATCAATCTCTTCTGGTTGGCAATATCCACACCAGAGACTTCGATTAGAGTTCCCAGACCTTTTGCAGTTCGTTTAAGTCTTCTTCGTTGTGAGACCATTTTTAGTGTTAGACAGTTCCTCGAGTCACTGCACCAGTCACAATTAATGAAAAGCTGATTGATACTAGATCAGTCGCACTTGAATCAATTGTGTAGTTTGTGACTAAGGCATTCCCTGTATATTTCGGTTGGGAACTTGCGTTGTTAGGTCGATAGTCGAAAGCTACTACTGAGCCATCGAATAGACCTGCCATCACGCCATCAGCAGTTGCATCGAATGTCGCACTGCCAGAAATCGAAAGTCCCTCAACTCCAACTACGAAACTCGCTTGATCCGAACCAAAACTGGTTGTTTCAAGCGTGTTAACATCACGACTTAATGAAAGCTGATTGACATAAGTTGTTATGTCTGTTCCATCAACACTAAAAAAAGAATCTTTTCCAGATATGAAAGCCATTATTTTTCTCCTAAATTAAATTAATTAATTACTTTAAATTGTGGGCATAACCAACTGAAAAGGTTGCAGAGCCAGAAGTCTTTGTGATTACTATGCGAACATAACGATTCACTGTGTTTGTGGTTGCTATTCTCTCAGAGATTGTCCCTGTTATTGCAGTGAAAGAAAAACCAGAGACATCTGCAAAAGATGAGTTGTCTGCTGATGATTGAATTTTCACTGATATGTTTGCAGAGCTATGAGCTGTGCAATGTAGAAATGCTTGTCCACCTAATGATGAACTAGCACCGAAGTCAACAGCAGTTGTGTTCGCTGTTGCACTTGTATTGGTTAAAGCATATAAGCTTTTCCCATTTCCAAAGTTATCACCAGTGAATGAAGCAGAGACACCGACAGCATCTCCAACATTCGAATCAATGGTGTAGTTTTGAATTCTTGAATTTAATAAGACAACTTTATTCCCAGCAGTGTCGCCACCTTGATAAATTGAGAGGGGAGTTGCATTTGCAGTTCCAATGACAGCTTGAAGCTCTTCATCGACTGCATCTGATCCACCATCAAAAAATCCACTTAAGGAAGCTGATGCTGATTCGATTGAACTTATGTAGGAAGCTTGATCTGATCCAAAGGTTGTAGTTTCATTGACTGCTTGTTCTCTTGAAAAACTTGCATCACTGAAATAACTTGTTAGATCGTGGATTCCAAATAAAATCTTATTGTCTTTTCCTGCGATAAATGTGGGCATATTATTCCTCTTCTAGTTGTTTGGCTTTGTCTTCTGGCAAGACAAGTCCTTGCAAGACCATCCACCTAGGGACTTGCACATTGACTGAATCACCAGCTTTAAATTCTTTTTTCTTGATCTCACAATCAACGATTGCAATATAATTTGTTTTTTTTGTCATATCTACTCCGATAGTGTTGCTTGAGCTTCTAAGTCCATCTCGATGAGACATATTCTGCCCTCATCAGATAAAGTGTTTTCAATCTGCATATTTGAGATTCTTGAGACAATCACAGCTCCATTTATGGTTGTATCATCGTTTAATTGGTCAATCACTTCATTAGCTAGTGCTAGAGATCTGCTTTCTGTGGTGGAGGCAACAGAGTCTCCAGCTCCAGCTC